ATTCGACGGTGGATATGGTTCTTCAGTGCTTGAGACTAACTCATGCCGATTGCTCAATACCAAGTATTGGACATTTGACATGGTTCGTGGTGCAGACTTCAAACCGCTCGCTCCAGAGATGGCTCGTCCGGTTGACCAGGATGCTTTCTTCACGGTTATCATCGTTGAAGGAAACCTCTGCTGCGCTGCTCCTGCACTTCAAGCTGTTATTTACGCTTAATTAGTGGAGGGATAGAAAATGTCACAGAGTGGATCATTCGGTGTAAATTACAAGACCGTCTTTACAACTACTAACAACCTTTCGCTTCCAGCAAAGCTTCGTACAGTTGGAAGTTTGCCAGAAGGTGAGTTTGTATTTGTTCAAGCTGATGGTGCTATCGACCAGTATGCTTTCGTAAAGATTGAGCAAGACGGCCAGGCCGCTATGCTCACTACTACGAACGCTGGCTCAAATGGACTTCTTGTTGGCGTAGCTCAAGTAGCTGCTGCTGATAATGAATACCTTTGGGTATGGGTTGGTGGACTCAACGGCGGTGGAGTTGGAAAGGGAATCAAGGGCAAATTGGCTGCAAGCTATGTTGCCAAGGCTAACCTTAATACAACTGCAACCGCTGGCGTGGCTGACGATGCTTCAACAACTAAGATTTCTTACGTTGTTGGACTTGCAGCTACCACTGGAGCTGCTGCTGTAGAGCTTGGCTCTGTAGCGCACCTCAAGGTGAACTAAGTTCACGGGGGGCTTAACGGCCCCCCTTTTTTAAGGATTTGACATGGCAAGTGCATCGACCCTTATTGGTCTTGGTATGCCAGCGGAGCTTGCAGCTTCGGTTACTGATGGCGTTAGTCCCGCTGTTGTAAACGGTACTGCATCTGGCGTTCGCACCAAGATGGCAATCAACAATGTAAACGACACTACTCCTACTAATGCAGAGCTTACGACTTCGTTCGGAGCGCCAGCAACTGTAGGCACTGGATTTGTCGGTATTGTAAAGGATGCTGATACTGATACTAACTGCTTTGTAGTTGTATCAAACGGCGTGACCTTTTATTACCTCAAGTTCACCAAAGCGTTGTAATTACAAGGGGGGAGCAATCCCCCCACTTTTTAGGCTTTTATGACAGCATTTACTGGCAATACAACAACAAGCACTCCGACTGTTGCAACCGCTACGAGCACTACAGTTTTGGCAGCAAACCCATTTCGCAAGTGTCTTATTATTCAGAACGCTTCTGCGGCCAATATCGCTATTGGATTTGAAGGGCAAACTCTTACTGGAATAGCTCCTACAGCTACCAATAAGTGTTATGTGCTTACATCTACGGCTGGTAGTAACGTAGTTCGATTTACTGAAGGGTTTGTTCCTGGTGGCGCAATTACGGCGTATCAGGCATCCGGCAGCTCTATCAATACCTTGGTCGTCATAGAAGGATAGTGCTATACAGTAGTTACACAGTCTATGTGTATCTATAGGAGATTAAATGGCACAGATTGATTGGCAGAGCGTCATGAGCGGGAACTCGCAGCCGAAGAAGCGATATTCGGGTGCTAACATCAAGTTCTTTTACGCCTACAACGAGAATCGTGAAAAGTCGATGAAGGAAGGTCGTCCGATTTTTGACGAGATTCCTTCTATTTCTATCCAGTGGCCTGGCATGGACGAGACAGTCCGTCGCATTGAGCCACAAGATATGCAGGAATATCCAGAGCTTTACGCACGTTTTAAGGCTGGTTCTGAGCCTGTAACGGAAGGTACCCCAATGGCTGAATGGCCAATGATGACTGGTTCTGCAATGCGAGAGTTGCAGTACATGGGGTTCAAGACCGTAGAGCAAATTGCCGCTGCGACTGACGAGGTAAAACGTAAACTTGGGCCATTGTCTAAGTTCGTAAAATTAGCGCAAGATTGGTTAGCGGCTGCAAAGTCCGACCAGAATGAGGTTGTGAAGCTCAAGCAACTGCTGGATGGCGAGACAGCTCGTCGTAAAGCACTTGAGCATAAGGTTGAGTTGTTGCTCCAACGAGTAGAAGCCAACGAAGGAATTGACCTTCGTGAACGTCGAAAGGAGGTGATCCCAGCACCCGAGGCCCTAGAAGAAGGGATAATCGAGGCTCAAGACGAAGCTCTTGAGGATCAAGAAGTACGACGACGAGGGAGGCCACGTAAAGCATGAGTATTGCCACGGTTATTCAGAATGTAGCGAATGAGGCTGGCTATACCGTAGAAAGCAACGTGCTTGCCTCTACAGAGGTTACGACCAAGCAGCTTTTAGCCATTGCTAATCGGATTAACCGTGACATCTTTGAGGCGTATCCTTGGCCTAAGTGTTACGCTTCTGGCTCCGTAACGCTGGTATCTGGACAAGCAAGTTACCAGTTACCAGCGGCTTTTTCTTATTATCATTACGATACGTTTTGGAATCAAAACACCCGCTGGCGTGTACTTGGTCCAATGACCGAACAGGAGTATGCAGAGTTTCTTGGTTTTGGTCTTAATACGACTGTATATCAGCGGTTTCAAATTCGAGGCATCACCAATAGCGAGTTGCTAATTAGTCCGACGCCTGGTGCTCAATACGATGCTAATACCATTATCTTTGAGTACATCGCAGACCGTAGCGTTCGACCAGTAACATGGACGACTGCCACAGCGTTTGGGGCCAACGCCTATTGTTTCTATAACGGCAACTACTATCAGACTACTGCTGGCGGCACTACAGGAGCCACAGCGCCAACGCACACAAGCGGAAGCGTGTCAGATGGTGGCGTCACATGGACCTATTACAACGGCCCGTACAATCAATTCTTAGCCAATACAGACCAAAGTATTTTCCAAGAGAAACTGCTGGAGCAAGGCATATTGGAGCGGTTTGCAGAGATACATGGCTTGGATAGCATCCGACCACGTTTCGATATGCAGCTTAACGAAGAGTTTAGTAGAGATAAAAACGGCAAAGTTTTGTACGCAGGTGGTCACATGAGAGACCCAATGTTTGCAAGAAACGGCGTCGCAGTATTTGGAACTTGGATTTAATATGCCTTACGGACCGGAACCGCAAGTAACGCAAAAAGACCCACGAGCATATTTCCTTTGGCTTCGTGCTCAAGGAATGTCGCCTATGCAAGCTACTCAAGCTGTAGAGCAGCGTTTTGGGCCGCCTAAATCTCAAGATGATATTAACCGAGATAATGCTCGCAGAGGCCAAGCCAATGCCATAGCTGGAACTGCGGGAACTGTCGGCGGTATGTTGGTTGGCCAGGAAGCTGTAAGAGGGTTTCCAAATGTGAAAGAAGCATTTGGATATGGACCACAACCAAACTATGCAGAAAGTGGAAGCCTATCAATTACACGACCTGTTCCACGAGAAACACTAGATTTAGACGCTATTGGTAATACATCGACTGGAGTTACGGGTGGCGCTCCAGCAACGCCAAAAGTTGTAAGTGTGAAAGGCGGAACTGCAACAGTTGAAATGCCAACCGGCGGCACCCAGCAAGTTCCAGTAGAATCACTAAATGACTCTAGTTTTTGGAGTAATGTAAACTGGGGACAAGTTGCACAAGGCGGCCTTGCTTTAGCGCAAATGTATGGTGCCTATAAAGCATATCAAGGCGGCGATAAGATTGGCGCTGGATTATCAGGAGCTTCTGGAGTAGCGAACATAGCTGGCGCTGCTGGCGCTGACTTAGGTGCAAATTTGATACCTGGGTTAAACATCGCAACTGGTGCTTATACCGGATACAAAACGGCTGAAGCATTAGGCGACATGGCCGCTGGTTCAAAAAGAACGCAAACAGGCGTAGTCGGTGGAGCCACTGCTGGTGCTTCAATAGGCGCAGGAGTTGGTTCAATTGTTCCAGGCGTAGGGACAGGTATTGGCGCAGCAGTAGGTGCAGTTGTTGGAGCTACTGCAGGAGCCATTGGCTCATGGACTGGAAGCAAGAAAGGCAAAGCACAAACAATGCGCGACGGGATTCGCGGTGTGCTTCAACAGAGTGGAGTTCTCGATGACAAGTTCCAAGGCACTCTTGCTGATGGTACCAAGTACGATTTCGGTAAGGATGGTTCAACCCTTAAGTGGAAAGAGATAGATAAAGTAGCCGAAGCTAATCCTTCAAGTTGGAACGCCGTAGTACCTCTAACAGATGCCATTGGTGCCGCTTATGGATTTGTTGGTCAAAAAGCATCTGACATTTCTGCGTGGTATGCAAAAGGCGCGGTTAGTAATGCAAAAGATGATCCGAAGGTAGCTATTGCAAATGCTCGGCATTTTGCACAGCAACAAGGACTTACTTACGATCAAATTAAGCAAAAGTTGGACGAAGCGTTTAAGGACGAAAGAATCAATCAAACTCAATACGATTACTACCTTGGTGGTGCTCGTATGGTGACGCAATACGATCAGAAGGCTGATAAGCGGACACGAGCACCAGCTCCAATGCAGCCACAAGCGGCACCAAAGCCTTCAGAACCAGTTGTAGAAGGTAAGCAATCTATTGGGGATGTTCTCAGAAGAAATGTAAAGAAGGGATAGTTATGGCAGCTAAAAGTGCAATGAAAAAAGACCCAACGGTAAGTATTGCAATACCGAAGTCAGAAAAAGATAGACTTAAAGATGTGGGTACAAGACAGCCTGGCAAACCACAGCCGATGGATGACAAAGGCAATATAAACCGGCCACAAAATTTGCAGCGATTGTCCCCTGGAGTGTATCGCAATAGTCGAGGGCAGCTTACTAACTCGTCTGGTCGTGTCATGGAACGTCGGCAGCCACAAGGCGGATCAATGGTTGATGCGCTAGCGCAACAAGGTGGTGTGCAAGCAGCGCCATTAGGTACATTGCCAAGTCAAGAATCAATAGACGCTGGACGACGAGCTGCTGATCTTGCAAGAAACCCACAAGCGTACGAAAGGTTTCAATTAGGTCAAAATCAGCAAAATGGAAATGCTATGCCAACAAATGGCAACATTCCTATTTACGGCAATTCAAAACCGCTTACACCACAAGAAAGACTAGAGCGGGGAATCGACCCAAGAGATCCAAACCAATACTTTATGACTGAAGATGGTCGAGTAATGGGGACATTGATTGGTTGGAATCCAAATCCACAACAATCAGGCATTCAAAATCTATTAAATAGACAACCGCCTCAGATGGAGCAGCCACAACAACCAAACACAATATCTGGATTATTGCGAAATCGGTTTAGATAATGGCCTTTCAGGGATTCACAATGGCACCTCCGTATGGGGGTTTGGACCTAGTAAGTCCAATAGATAATATGGATCCAGCCTTTGCGCTGGAGCTAGTCAATGTGTTCCCTGGAAATGGCGCACCTACTGTTCGACTTGGATATATTCAGTTTGCAGATATTGGAATAGCTAATCCAATAAAGTTTACAACGTCTTTAGTAAAAGCCGATGCCACAAATTTGCTAATAGTCGCAACGAATAACAAATTGTATTCGACGACTACAGGTGGCGCAGTAACTGACAGAACTGGCACAACAACACCAACTTCAGGCGATTGGCAAAGCATTGTTTATAACAATCGTGTTTATCTATGTAATGGAGTAAACAACGCTCAAGTTTGGGACGGTTCGACGGCGACTTTTAGCGATGTAACTTTTACCGGCGTTGCCCTTACATCCCTAATAAATGTAACTGCATATAAAGAGCGGCTGTACTTTGTAGAAAAGAACAGCTCCAGAATTTGGTACGGAGGATTGCAAGTAACTGGCACAGGCGGAAGTCCAGCACTTACAAGTTTTGATTTCAGTTACGTATTTACTCGTGGTGGATATCTCGTTGGCATAGGTAGTTTTAGTAATACTACAAGCACTACCAGCCAAGATTATTTCTGGGCGTGTAGTAGTGAAGGTGAAATAGTTTTTTACAATGGCGTATATGCTGGCGACCCCACAACATGGGGAATTGTAGCAAGATATGTTATTGGAAGACCGCTCGGTTATCGAGCTTTTGTACGGGTAAACAATGATGTTTGGGTCATTACCGAACAAGGTATTGTACCAATCTCAGGATTGTTTCAATCAGATCCGGAGCAAGCTCTTAACGTAGTAAGCTACAAGATTAATCCGCTTATATCAGAGGCGGCTACAGCGTTTCCGTTTGACCATCAGTGGAGCGGGTTTTTCTGGCCGCAAGGACGGCGTGTTTACATTACTATTCCAACAACTGGTAATGGTTGCTACTTCTTAGTGTATTCTATCGACACTAAAGGTTGGACAAAGTTTCAGTTGTTTAGTGACCAGCACTCTTTATCTAGTTGTCTGTTTAACAAACTGCCGTTTTATGCCTCGTCGACTGGCATTGTATGGCAAGGTGAAACAGGCCAAGCCGATGCTGTTACTGCGACAACCAGTCAGGCTATTACGTTTTCTGGCAGAACTGCATTTAACTTTTATGGCTCTAGGTCAAACTATAAAGCCTTCAAAGACATTCGGCCTATTTTGCGTACTCGTAAAGGCGTAACGCTTAACATTGGGCTAGATACTGATTTCAAGCAGGGAACCGCAGTAACGTCAGTAGCCTCACCTACCAGCACGTTTACGCCTTGGGGTAGTCCTTGGGGTAGCCCTTGGTCATCGGGCGTAGAATACGTTTTCGACCGTTTTGCTACACGAGGCCAAGGACACTGCGCTGCAATTAGATTTGGTGGTTCACTAAAAAACACAAGTATGCAGATACTTGGATTTGAAATACGTTACGATATGGGTGGTCAGGTATAACTATGGCTAAGAAAGGCGATAGCAAAGGGGCAATGGCTAAAGACCCAAAGGCTAGCAAGCTGCCGGAAACCTCAAAACGAGGCAACTGGAAGTTCAACGGTCAATGGGTAGATAAAGAAGGCTACAAAGTAGACGGATACGGTAAGCGTCTTGGCGGCCAAAAATCTCCATTTGTTCCTGCAAAACAAAATCCATTTGCGCCTAAACAAACTGCGCCGACTGCGCCAACCGCTCCTGCTGGACCTGCTGAACCAACTCGTGCAGACGTGGCTAATCAAGCAATTATTCAAGGCGGTCAAGCCTACGGTGATTTGGTCGGCGATTTCCGCAATTTTGATCCTTATCAAATGCAGCAGAAGTATCAGCAAGGATTCACTGATGAAATGAATCGTGCTCGTGAAAATTCAATGAAGCAGTTTGAACGCCGTAACTCTGAAGCATTTAGCAGAGAGCGACAGCAAACGGAGCAAAGCATTGTTGAGCGTGGATTAGATCCAAACTCTCCTGCGGCACAGGCTATGCAGCGTGACTTAAATGATCGTCAAGATAGAGCACGTCAAGAAGCTTACAATGCAGCAGAACAGCAAGCTTATGCTGTACAGCAGCAAGCATTTGGTCAAGCCAGCGATCTTGCAATGATGCCGTACGAGCAATGGCAAAGCTTACAAGCGCCTTTTAGCCAAGGTCTTGGTGCTCAGTACACTAGCGAACAACTTGGTCAGCAGTTTGGATACGAAAAAGAACTTGCCAAATTAAAACAAAAGTATGCTTTGCAGTTGCAGAAAAACCAACCAGGCGGCGGTGGCGGCAATCCTAATGCAAGTGCAGAGGCAGCCTACGCTGATTACATGAATCGCTTATATGGCAATCAAGGCCAGCAAGGTGGGCAAGCATCTCCTGGACAAACAGCAGCTACATCATTTGGACAAGGCGCAATCTTAGGAACGGTGAGATAGTTTATGGCTGGTGAAGATTTATACGGCGCACTTGCAGGACTTAACTACGACCCCATGGAAACGGGATATGGATTAGGTCAGCAAGCTCTTGTTACAGCAGCTCCGCTGCTAATGAATCCTTACGCCAGCACAGGTTCAAATCTTGGCGTAGCTTTAGGTACGGCACTGGTTAGTGGATTGCTTGGCTATCAAGCTCGTCAGCAAGCCGCAGAAGATTCATTAATGGCTAATCGCCTTGGATTGCAGTTGCTTGAAGCTGCATCTCCACAAGCTAGACTTGGCATTATTGAAGGTGCCCCTGATTCCGATATGCAAAGTAAGTTGCTTGCAGTCAATACTCGGCTTGCAGCGCAACAAGCCATGAGTAAGGCATTGGTAGACCAGGAGGTAGCAAAGCAGACCGGATTGGCAGAGTTTCAATTAGGCCCTCTTGGCACTAAGTTGTATGAGCGAGACCTGCAAAAAGCTAGAGACCTTGCCACTATTAGAGTTGCCAATGCTGGTGGTGCTGGTACTACGGGCAAGCCAGGGGGAGATTGGTGGTCTTCAATACCAACCGCTCAGAAGACGAAATTTACGTCTGCACTAGGTTTTTCCGACGAACTAAAAGCATTGGCAAAGCAATTTAGAAATTTAGATGCAAATGCAGTTCAACTTCAAGCAGGTTCGCTTGTACCAGGATCGCCAGCCGATCTAGCAATTTCCAAAATGAAATCGTTAGTACCAAGCACGGCTAGATTGTTAGGCGAAGTAGGAAATCTTGCTCAAGAAGAACAACAACGTCTTATTGATAGTACACTTGGAAGTGAGCTTTCAGGCAGTCAAAGTATTGCAGCACGTTTGGAGCAGCTTGAAAAAACAGCAAAGGATGTTGTTACAAAGCAAATGCAAGCCTATCAAACGGTATCCGCAAGTGGCGCAGATGCCTTGTTACAACAAATTGTAACACCACCACAAACAAAAATGTCACCTGAAATTGCAGCTAAGATTGCTGCCATAAATCAAGCTCTTTCAAAGCCAGGAGTTACGCCAGCTACAAAAGCGGCACTCTTAGCAAAGAAAAACGAATTACAAGGATCGGCAGAGTAAAGCGACAATGGCAACATTAGAAGAGCTATTAGCACAAGCAGAAACAGAATCCGCAGCATCGCAAGCAGTGGGAACGCCTGGGCAACAAGCTCTGCAAGCTGGCACGGGAGCTTTACTTAACGTTTTTGACCAAATAACATCCGGATTGTTAGGGAAAGGTCTTGCAACAGGTTATGGAATTACTGCCGATTTAGGCAGCTTTATTACTCAACAACCTCCGGGGCCAGCTTATGATGAAGCACTTGCCAAAATAGAGCGGTTGAAGGCAATCGGTGAAAGAGGAACATCTGAAGCTGGTCTTACAGGACTAAGCGAAGCATTAGGCTTTATGGCTCCATTGCCTGGCAAGAAAGCTGAAACATTGATGAGTTTAGCCAAACCAGCTAAGGAAGCAGGACTTGGTTTAGCAAGTTATTTTGGAAGCGAAGCCGGTCAAGCGTTAACAGACGAATCTCCTTATGGTTCTTTAGCTGGAGCTTTATTAGCTCCATTAAGTATTCAAGGTCTAGTTGGAGGAACTAAAAAGCTTGTTAATGCACTATCTCCGACAGCAAAACTTATCGTTGGCAATGAAGAGGCTTTAAGAGCAGCGGCAAATGAAAGCGTTTTGCAAGCAGTGGGTGACGAAGGATTGCGTCGATTGGACGTTGCTCAACAAATGCCTAACCTAGGTGTAGGGGCTGGCGGTGTGCCGCTCACATTGGCAGAAATTGCTCAAACACCAAGCGCCGCTAAATATCAGCAGTCATTCCTAAATAAAGGTGAAGCTGGCAATATTATTAGAGCTGCGCTAGACGCAAGAACACAAGAAGTTAATGCCGCTGTAGAGCGATTGGGAATTACGCCTCAAACTGGCGAAATGTCATTAATGATGCAAGATGCGGCTCAGTTGGCAGCAGCGCAAAAACAGGCCGAACAGGCTAAGATACTTAATGCGCTTGGTTTTGATGAAACTGTGCAAGCGCAAACTGCGATGGAACGTGGCAAGGTTTTGCAAGAATCTTTATTTGCTAAAAAAGAGGATGTTGAAAAAGCTGCCAGTGATATCTGGAAAGCTGTACCAAAAGCAACAAAACTTGATGCTTCAACGCCGTTTGCAGAAGCAATTAGAACTTTTGAAAACTTCGGAGAATTAACCAAAGCCGATACCAGTGCCGCCGCTAGGCGTGTAATGAATAAAGTTTATGACATTGCAGGACAGAAAAACGGCATAGTAGACGTAGGTGAATTGCAAGATATTAGAGCCGCTGCCGGTAGAGCAATGACCGATGCAAGTGGGAAAAATGCTGCTGAAGTTAAATTGATGAAGGAGCTTAGAGAAAGTATCGACAAAGCTGGGCTTGAATATTTCTATGACCCATCAGTTGGAATGAAGGGAGGATTGCCTGGCACAGCCAAGACGGCTCCTGATTTAGAAGCACTTACAAAACTAAGTAACGCTATTGAAGCAACACGATCCGCCAAACAAACATTTTCTCAAGGCGTAGTAGGTGATTTAACTGCTATAAGTCAATTCAAACCACGAGTACAAACAAGTCGTGTAATGAACAAGGCGGTTGAAAAACCAGAAAACATTATTGAGCTTTCAGACAAATTTGGATTTAACTCTAGCGAAATGACAGAAGTTCGTACTGAACTTTTAGCTCGACTTACCAAAGCCTCCAATCCAACAGAATTTTTAGGTCGTGAAAAAGCAAAATTCCAAGCAGCGTTTAAGGACCAATACAAAACAATAGAATCATTCGCACAAAAAGCTGGGCAAAAAGCTCCAATGGACGAGTATTTACGATTAGGTGATTCTGCAATTCCAAATAAAGTATTTGCTAATGAAAAGTCAGCCGCAAAATTTGCTAGGCAGTTTAAGGATTCGCCAGTTCTACAAATGGGACGAGCAAAGTTTATCAGCGAACGGTTGACCAAGCGTGGCAACGCTTTAGATAACCTACAAAAGAACAAAACAATCGCCAGACAGTTGTTTGGTGATGACCTGCCAAAGCTTGAGAAAACTCTTAAAGATTTGCAAATTTCCAAGAGTCCGGCAGAACTTGAAAGAATAGCTGCTTCTGGAAACTCAATTACAAGCGTAAGGCAGACAGCTTTGGGTGCTGTGGTTGGAGCAAGAGGCGTAATTAATATGATGAAAACCGGTAGAATTGCTGGACCAATTATTGGGTCAAGCAGCGTTACTGGCGCTTTAATCGGATACAACATTGGTAATTGGATGAAACAAATTGGTGAAGCTCGTGGAGCCGCTCTTGACGCTTTCGAAGCTGAATTAATGGCTAATCCACGACTTATTAAATTGGCTTCCGCACCACCGACTAAAGAAAACATATCAAATTTAATGGAAGCCGGTATGCGTCTTGGATACTTCGGAGCAAAGAGCCAATTTACAACTGACGAAGATGAGTTAGCAGCACAACAGTTATTAAATAGCTTATAAGGAGAACGTCATGCCGTGGTCTGGTGGAAATTACACTAAAGGAAATTCTGGAACTGGCGGATGGGCTGGTGATGCTACTGCTGGTATCGGCATTGAAGCTGGACGGCACGACACGCAGGACAATGACTTTGCCAGTGGCATTGATCAATGCTTAAACAAAGATGGCTCTAATGCTGCTACGGCTAATCTTAACCTCGGTGGCTATAAAGTTAGTAATGTTGCTAATGCAACTATTCGAACAGATAGCGCTACGCTTGGACAACTGCAAGATGGGTCTGTAATTTGGTGTGGAACCTCTGGTGGATCTGCAAATGCTCAGACGCTCACACCATCACCTGCAATTACTACGTATGTAGCTGGTCAGGTATTTCGTTTCATTGCTGGCTTTACTAGCACTAGCACGTTGACTCTTCAAATAAGCGGAATAGCTAGTCCTGTAACTTGCCTTATGAAGGGTTCCAAAATTGGAATTGGCACAGTTACTGGAACCGTTCTCTTGGCTGGTCTCACCTATGAAGCTTTGTTTGATGGGACAAACTTTCTTATTAGTGATTTGTTGGACTTCGGTCAGTACACGAATGACGCCGGCGCTGCACGTTTGAAGCTGTTTAAGTCCCGTGGAACTACCGCCGGGACAAACACAATCGTTCAAAACGGCGATGGTCTTGGTCAGATTGACTTCTATGGTGCTAATGGGACCACTTACACTCGTGGTGCTTTTATCAACGCCACGGTCGATGGAACTCCTGGCGCTACAAACGATATGCCAACATCGCTGTTGTTTGCTACGTCTTCAGATGGTTCTGGCAGTCCAACGGAGCGGATGCGTGTTACAAGCGCAGGCCGTTTGGGTTTGGGTACGGGGATTCCAAATTCTTATGTGCAAATTGTAAATAACGAAAGCAATGGGTTAAATACA